CGGCCTTGTGTTTTCCGGCGTAGATCAGCGTGACCTCGATGCCCTGCTTTTCGAGCTGTCGGGCGTAGCTGCCGTGTGCCATGACCACGCCGATTGATCCGGCGTAACCGGATGCGGTGATGAGGCGGCGATTGGCGGCGCTGGCCAGTGCCATGCCTGCGCTGGCGTTCATGTCGTAGGCCAATGCCCAGAGTGGTTTGCCGGAGTTGATTTGCATGGTGCGCAGGGAGCGGACGCAATCAAAACAGCCCGCCACTTCCCCGCCGGGCGTGTCGTTATCGAGCAGCACGCCTTTCACTTCCGGATCCGCGAACGCTTCAGCGGCGCGTTTCAGGATGCCGTCGTAGCCGGTCATGCCGGAATAGGGCTTCATGTAGCCGTACTTATTGACCAGCGTGCCGGTCACGGGTATCACGGCGACGCCACGATCTACGGTATAAGGTCGATCACGGCCACGGGATGGCGTGTAGGACTCGGCACCGATGCGCAGCTTTTCCCGGTCGTGAATCTCGCCGTTGGCATCATAAAGACGCTCGATCCCTGCCCGCGCAGCCAGCGCGCCGAAAAATGTCCGGGCGTAACCGGGTTCCAGCAGCAGCGGCGTGTTCGTGGCGCGGCTTAGGATGTTGGGGAGGTTGGTCATTGTTTTGCCCTGTTGAGCGCTCAAAACATCGCGCTTTGCTTGGTTTGTTCGTCAAATCGTTTTACTGCTGAGGCGTAAAACGCTGGATCAATTTCAAGGCCGACAAAGTCGCAGCCGAAATAGTGCGCAGCAATCGCGCTCGACCCTGATCCGAGATGCGTGTCCAGCACCCGGTCGCTCTCCATCGCGTAGGTCTGTAGCAGCCACTGGTACAGCTTTATCGGCTTCTGCGTCGGGTGGATTTTTTTGGTGTCGGCGTTGTGCTGCATGATGCTGTAGCGAAAAACTTTCGCGGGCATCTTTAGCGATGGGCTGCACCATGCGTATTCGGCGCTGGCGAAATTGTCCATTGGCTGCATCTTGTCCCAGATGCAGAAATACTCCGTCGGCGGCAGTCCGAAATTATTCGCGCCCCAGATGATCTGGTGATTGCTGACTCGGCGCAGCTCGTTGAAATAGTCCTGCGTCGGGACGTTGTCGTTAAATGTTGCTGAACAGCCGTGATGATCCTTCAGCAACGAGGTAGCCCTTACCCCCCCCCCTAAAGCACTTAAGGCCGTAGGGTGGGTCTACAATAGCCAGATTGAACGATTTATCCGGCTGCGCGCGCATGTACTCCATGCAGTCACCCAGCAACAATTCGACGGCCATCTCAGTTATCCGAGTTCGCGGGTGGCGGCGCTTCTTCCATTTCATCCGGCGCAAAGGCGTTGGCTTGTGCCCAGGACGGCGGCGGCAGACCGGCGGCTTTGCGTTCGGTCATTTCGCGCACCTGCTGAGCGAATATTTCTTGGTAATCCTCGCCGAGCAGCGCGCATTCTTTTTCGTAGGTGCTGAGGCCGGACTCGATACGCAGCACGGCTTCTTTCACTTCTTTCAGCCCGTCAATCGCGAGGCGACCGGAGCCGATCCATTCCGAGTTACACCAGGATGATTTCGCATCGTAGAAGCCGAGTGCGCTGCGGGGCAGCACAAGGTGTCCGCGATCCAGTTTCTCTTCGAGCCAGAGAGCGAACACGCTGGACGCAAACCGGCTGGCGATGATCTTTCGGCGGCCCATGAAGTAGCGCCAGCCTTCGAGCATGGAGGCGCGGGCGCTGGAGTAGCTGGTCTTGCTGTAGTTCTGGGCCAGGGCTTCGTAGGGCACATTCAGGCCGCGTGCCGTCCAGCGTAAGATCGACTCTTCGAGGTTGACGAAGCCGTTATCGACGTTGCCGGACGTTTGCAGGTGCAGGCGCTCTTGCGGCAGTAGGTGCGGGATTTTTACGCCGTTCAGTTTGATTCCGCCGGTGACACCGTGATAACCGGCGATGCTGCTCAGGTAGTTCTGCAGCGCTGTTCCGCCTTCTTCGGTGGCCAGTGCGCCGATGATTTCGTGCGCGGCTTCGGTGCCGAGTTCGGTTTCAATGCACGCGGCATACATGGCGTTGACGATGGCGTTCTGCAATTTCGTGTGCTGCAACTTCGGCAGCATGTGCAGTTGTTCCATGACGCGCATGAAATGGTTTGCCGCGCGGGTCTGGCCGTCTTCGGTCGGCTCGAAAATGTGCATGAGCACAGCGCGACCGTGCGGCGTCTCGCGCGGGATAATTGTCCATTTCTGGCCGTAACCAGTGCCATACCAGCCTGCGGAATCCTGTTCGCGCAGGTAGTAGGCGACAGGCGCGCCAGAGTGGTTGAGTTTGACGCCACCGCGAATCGTTGCGTCGTCGAGTCTGCCGTTCGGGTTGCCGACGCGCTTCGGGCTGACCATCTTGATCGTTGTGCGGCAGGGTCGGCGCGGGTCGGTGTCCCAGCCTGCGAATGCGAAAGCTTCGTTGAACGTGGCGTGCGTGCCGACGACTTCGCGCACCATCATCGTAAATGTGCGCTTGCGTTCGGCGTCGAACCAGCAGGCGCTTTGGTCTTCGACTTCTTCCTGCCAAAGCGCTTCGACATCGGAGCGGAAGGCGGTCATTTCGGCGTCGTCAACACGCAGGCGCTTGTTGCGCGGCTTGTAGCTCAGGCGGAAATTGTGACCGACGATGTTGTCGATGTGGATCTGGATCGAGCCGGAGGCGATGCCGTTGTTGCGCGTCAGGTCGTCGGCGCGGGCGTTGCCAAGATCGAGGCGCGGCAGGAGTGCGGCGTCAGACGATTTGAGCGAAGGCGTCCAGTCGGACATCTGCCCGCCGAAGCCGGAACCTGCGCCGGAATAGTTGGCGCTCGGCGTCATCGGCTTGCCTTTGGCGTCCAGAATCCGTATCTCGGCAACCATGTTAAAACACTCCCGCCGGGCCACGGCGCGTGGTGCCGACGCCCAGATCAGATTCGAGCTGCTGGATGTAGACGCGCAGTTCGTCGATGTTGACCTGCTGATACTCGACCGTTCGCCCGTCTTTCTGGATTTTGACCGCGCGCTTGCCGAGAACAAGGTCGTGCAGTGCGGCGCGCGCCTGGTTCAGTTCGGTTTGACTAGCCATTTCCGAGGATTCTCGCGAGGTCTCTCATTTTGTCTTTGCTGTCATTGGCGGCCGGCTGGTTTCGCCCTGCGTGAATGACGTTCGTTTTTTGTGGTGCTGGCGTCGGCTGTTCCGGCGCGTCGTGCTGTTCTGGATCCTGGCTCGCGCCGAACAGGTCGGACTGGCTAAGCCTGGCTTCGAGCGCGTCCCATTGAGCGGGGCTCATCAGATGGACGCGGCGGGCGCGGGCGGCGTGCAGTGCGTACTGTTCGCAGTCCCATGCTTCAATCGCGCGGCCCGGTCTTGGTTGCCAAATCAGGCGGTTCGGCGTCGAGCGATGCGGCGCTTTGACTTCCCCTGTCATCTGGTCGGCGTAGTCGTCGCGAATGCCTTTGTAAAAATGGAATTTGCCGATGCCCTGCGCCAGCAGCTTGAGCTGGTTGTCGATCCAGTTCTTGGCCTTGTTCGTGCCCACCAGATAAGGCTTCAGGCCGTACTTGTCGGACTTTCGGCGCTTGGTTGGGTCTTTGTGGTCGAGCGATTTGTTCGACGGCGTGACGAATATTTCGGGATCTGTCTTCGCGCTGCTGCCCTTGATCGCCATGATCAGCACTTTCGGGTGCTTTTTCTGGCGGCTGCGCACCCATGAATACACGGCGTCGCTGGTTGCGCCGTCGCCGGAGTCGATGGAGATGGCGCTGGCGTAGATGTTCACTCCCGATTCGTGCTTGAACGGGCCGAACACGAGCTGATCCAGCGTTGTCCAGACCGCGTCCTTCGGGTCAATCGTGGTGTTTCCTGCCGGGATTTCGCCCCAGTAGATCGTCCAGCATTCCTCTTCGCGGCCCCACAGCTTGATGATCAGAGCCAGACGGTCGTGCTGTACGTCAATGCCGATGGTGATCAGCAGGCCCCGGCGCGGGCATTCCAGCTCGCCGTAGCTGTCGTCGGCTAGTTCGCGGATGCGGTCGGCGTCGAGCTGTCCGCCTTCGAATTCGTAAGGGCGGCCCAGCTTGGAGTTGACGAATACGATCTTGGCGTTCTGATCGCCGTGGCGCGCGCGGTGTTCGGCGTCGAGGTAGTCGCGGCGCAAGTCGGCTAGGCTGGTTCCCGGCAAACAGCAGTACAGTTCGCCCAGTTCGTGGAACCCGGCGGAGCCGTTGAATTCGGCGGTAGCGATCCAGCCGCCGTTTTTGTCGCCGGATTCGAGCGCTTTCAGAACTGTGTTTCGGATGTTGTTCTGGCGCTGGTAGTCATCCCATGGGCTACCACAATGTGGACAGACGTAAACCGCCGTGTCCGGTAGTTCCTTTCCGTAGACTGCGTGCTCGATGCCGTCGTCACGCGTCAAGCACGTGACGTTGTCGAAATTCAGGACGTGCTTTTCATGGCACTCATGGCACTCGACCGGCAGCACGCGCTTGTCGGAGGCTTCGATGTGCTTCTCTACGCGGCTCAGCCCGGCGACTTTTGGCGTTCCGCCGAGGATCCGCTTTGAGTTTCGTACCCGCTTGGTGCGCTCCCAAAGCAGCAGGATGGCGTCACCCTGCTCGCGCAGGTTTTCGGTGCTGTCGTCCGGTTCTTCGACGATGGCGATTTTTGCCGGTGTCGATTTGACGGAGCGCGGCGTGTTCGAGCCGACCAACTTCAGGAACCCGCCCTGGAATCTCTTGATCAGGATGCTGGAGCCTTCGCGCTTGTTCGTGACCACGCGCTCAGCAATCCGGGGTGTGGCGTCGATAGTCGGTTGCAGCTTTTCCTGGCTGAATTCGCGCCCAGCCTGTTCGGCGCTGAACATGGCCATCATCGGCGATGGGTCGCAGTCGATCTTTTTCAGCAGGTAGGCGATGACAGCCGTTGTCCAGCCGACCTGCGCGGCCTTCATGCAGACGACCTCTCTGATGTCCGGGTCGTCTAATGCCGCGAAAATTCCCCAGAGGTAGGGGACGTAGTGCATGCTGAACGGCCCGGCGATGTCGCTGGTTTCGTTCGGCAGTCTTAAATAATTCTCGGCCCATTCGCCGGTCGGCAGCTCAGGCTGCGGGATCAGGCTGGAGAGTGCCTTGTCGAATACCCTCGACAAATTCGCGCGTAGTATCGGCGAGGTGTCCGAGGGAATTTCGTAGAGGCTCATACACCAGTTCGCTGTCCAGATCGATTTCGTACTTCGATGCGATTGATTCGACGATCCGGTCGCCAGCGTTTAAAAAATTCGATTTGATGAACTGCGCTTGGTGTTCGATCACCTGGGCAACGTCGTCGGCGATCACCAGCACGCCCGCTTTGGTCAGGCGCTCTTGCCGCTTCGAGAGCGTGTTCTCGCGCGATTCTTCGATTCGGGCTTGGGTTAGTTCGCCGGAGTTGTCGGCGGCGCGTCCGCTCGCTTCGGATCGGAGTCGGGCGCAGTATTCGTTCAACCATTCGCCGTAGGTGCCGGAGCGGGTGAGGATTCCGCGTGCCACCATGGTTTGGATGGCTGGTTGAGTGGTGCCGACGATGGTGGCGAATCCGGCTTGGGTGGCGACGTCGCTTAGGTTGAGGATCATGCTGGCCTGTTGTGTTTCGCTGGACTCAGCGCCAATTAAAAAAATAACCCCTTATGCCAGCCTGCTATTTCTGAAAAAACGGGCTGGAGCAAGACGGCGCGGGGTACAGGCTCAGGAAGTACCTTTTTTTTCGGCGGTCAGCTCGATGACTCTATCAAGTCGTCGATGCGTCTCGCTGTTGCCTTCGCGGATCTCATGACGCAGCGCCTTAACCGTATCGTTGAACTCAATGCGCGACACATACGTCGACTGAATCGTATTGATCTGCGTCTCCATCTCGGCCAGCCTTGCGAACTCGCGCTTGATGAACAGTTGAATCATTGTGTACATCGCGCCAAGCATCATGACCATTCCAACAATCAGCTCGGTCACACCTAAGGCAATGGTGGTTTCACCTGTCATCTACAGCACATCCAGATTGAAAACATGGTCAGCGACGCTATTCAGCAATCGCATCGACAGCTTCGAACGCGTCACGTCCAACAAGCCATCATGATTGATGTCGCTGAAGTCCTGACCGAGCAGCACACAGCCTTTGGTGTTGCGAAAGAAATTACCGAAGTGGATCAGAATCATCTCGCGATCAATGACGTCTGAACCATCTTCGTTGGTGATGCGGTAGTGCCAATCGTACCGATCACTGAACCGTTTCGTGCAGCGATACCGACCAACTGGAATGCACGACGCATCATCCGCATTATCGCGCCACGGCAACTCCAGCGACGCGAATGAACAAATCTGATCAATCCCCGCATACAGCGTAAATCGCCCAAGCGTCTGCCGATCCTCTTTTTTCAGTCGGATCAACACAGCACGCTGCATCAACAACCTCGCAAAAAGGCACGGGCTCGAACGTGCTAGGCACACGACAACAGCGAGCCCGCGAGAGGGATGATTTGAAAAGCCTGAAAAGCAAAAAGGCCCGCAACATGGCGGGCCTTTTGATGTAGACGCAACTTTGTCACGCTACGGGAGTTAAGATAGGTTTTGTTCGAACAGAGTGCAACTATTTTTTCAGCGGCGTCAAAACCTCTCATCATTCGAGGCCCGAATATCCAACCCCATCGCCACGCACCCAATGCCCAGCTTGATCAGCGCATCCACCTTCGCTACGCTGTAACCGTACTCAACAGCCATCTGTCGCACCGTCATCTCCTGGATATAGCGAGCCTTCAGGACCTTCACCGTCACCGAATCCCGCACACCCAGAATCGCTATTACTCTATCAATCTCCTCCGCCCGCGCATCTGTGATACTGGGCGACACGAACTTGCCAGGCGTCCTGAGCTGCGACGGCCCCTGTTTCTGCCTGCCCCAGATGCCCCACTGTTTCAGCTCATCATCAATCGACTGCTCACGTTCTATCTGCATCACTCACCCCGTCTTCTGTTTATTGGTCTTGCCGTGGTCATGCCGTCCATGTTTGTCGGATGAACGGCACGCTAAGCTATTGAATACCTTTCAAATGCCGTTCATGCCGTTCATGCCGTACATATCTACATATGCGCGTATGGAAAATATTTATGTGTTGAAGAAGAAAGCCGGAAAGGCGCATACGTAAATATGCGCACACGCGCGCGCGAAAAGTGAACGGCATGAACGGCATGAACGGCAAATTCTTTATTTTCAAAGGCTTGGCGTGCCGTTCATCCTCGAAAGTTGAACGGCATTTGAACGGCAAATCACGCATTTTCGAAAAACCTCTGAAAATTCGCGACACATTCCCCGATCCAGGACTCTTGGCTTGTGCCTTCTGGCGGGTTGCCGATTTGAAAGATGGACGCCTTCTTCTTTTTGTGACCGTCTATGTAGTGGATATCGCGGCGGAGACGAATGGCGTCCTTGGTGCTGATGAACGAGCTGAACTTGTTATGCGATACCACATGCTCGCGACGAGCGAGGCACCACTCACAGTAGACCCGGAACAGGTCAGCCGTCAAACACGTAGCGAACGGAAAGGGCAGACAGTCCGCTTCCCAATCATGATAAAACGTCTCCCAGCTCGGCAAACCAAAATCAATCAGCCGCTGCTTTGCCTTCGTGATCGGCGGCTCGGTGTGCGTGGTCATGTGTGAAAGGTCACGATCCAGCAACAGCCTGTAAAACTCATTGATCCCGCCACACTCCAGCGCCAAGGTGACTTCCCGCTTAAGGTCTTCCGGCAGCTTGGTTTTCGGCCAGATCACCAGAAAGCGCCGGTCAGCTTTTTCCAAAGGGAACGGCTGCACCTCATTCGATAGGAACACGGCATTCATATGGTTCGCCTCTTCCCATCCGCTGACAAACTTCTTCTCGATCCGGTGCGTCTTGCCCGTGATCATGTGCTTCAGCGTGCCGGTATGACTGTATTTCTGGTCGCGACTCAACACCTCTTCGAACAGCCCGAACATCAGATTCGAGCGCCAATCCGTGTACTGAGATTCCAGCTGATGCTGGCCCAACGTGGATGCATACCGGCCATAAATCGGCTTGATCACTTCTTCAAAAAACAGACTCTTACCCGATCCCTGCATCTCCGAGTGCATCAGCACGGCACTAGCCATCTTCTTGCCCACGTTCTGCAGTGGATAGGCCAGCCAATCCAGCAGCCAATCCGCCACGACCTTATCACCGTTGCACAGATGATCGACCAGCGCGATGATCGGCCCCACTGCACCGCTCAGCTCAGCGGGCTGCATCTCGATCCCGGTGAACATATTGATGTGCGTTTCCGGATCCACCGACATCGACGGATCAAACACCAGGTTCGCAATCGGAATCTCGCGACGATGCCGATGCGCCACCCACTCCCCGAAACAATCTGCAATCTGATAACGCAGCGCCGACAGCGGCACGACCGTTTTCGTTTCGCTATCCCATGCTGTATCAGTAACCGACAGATAGACAAACCGATTCAGCGCCTTCGACAGTCCCCCTGCCCCCCCTTGCTGGGCAGCGGCCATTTCCAGCAGCACAAACTCAGTCTCAACCGTCCCCCGGTCGTCATGCTCAAGCCAATCGTCAAAAAGTCGTCGGCCTATGATGTTTTTGAATGCAGTCGCCTTCATCAAGCGCTTCTTCTCGCGATCCCACACGCGAGAATCAGGCACTGTCAGTGCGTACCTTGGCAGCAGATCACTAAGTTTCTGCTTGCGCATGACTTCACCCATGCCCTGCCTGGCCACCTCAGCAGGTGGGGCTGGGGAGGATTCAGGCTCATAAGACTCAGGCCCGGAATCATTCGCAGGCAGCGCCGGATCATCATTGGCAGCGGCCTGCATGATCTGCTTTTGCACGACGGTTTTGCCGTGCTCATCCTGTAGATCGTTAAAGTCTGTCGGCGTGCCTGCCGGTGTTTCGTCCTGCTTTTTGTTCTGCTTTTCGTTTTTTTTATCAGTCATTCCGTCACCCCAAAACAATCGACAGCCCGTCAGGCTCCCGAAAAATCCGGAAACACCACTTTACAGCCCATCTCCCGCGCAACAGCGGTTGCCGTCGTCCGGCCCGGATTGCCCGGCGTCTCCCGGTCATCATCGCCGCAAATCATCAAACGCGCCTGCGGGTACAACTCACGCAGCAACAACGCCACCGGGCGCAGGTTGCCGACATCAAACGCACACGCCACCGGCCAGCCCATCGCCATATGTATCGTTGCGGCCGTCGCGTAACCCTCAGCCAGCGCCAACCACTCACCCGGTGCAGGCGGATTTCCCAGCAGATGAAACAGCCCGGTTTTCGGCGCATGACGCGGAAACGATTTCTTGCCCGTCGGATAGATGATCTGGGCATTCTGAATCACGCCATCCCGCCCACGCATCGGCACCAGAAACAGTCCGCGCTTCAGCAGACGGACAGAAAACCTGTCTTTATCGTCATACCGCCCATCCTTCAGCATCGGCTGGATCTGCGCCCAACCCGTGAATTCGCGCACCGTCTCCGCTTCCTCATCCAACACAACCAGCACCGGCTCACGCGGAAACCCCAACCCGAAGGCCTGCACACCTTTTTTGCCCAGATACGGCGACGGACCAATGCTGCCCATGTACGCAGGCCAGATGCGTCCAAACAGCGCGCGCCATTGCTCAGCGAAACGCGCATCCCGCGCCAGCTCAGCCTGTTCCAGCTCCCGGCGCGCATGCGCACGTCGGGCCTGTTCCGCCTGCTGCGCCCGCTGCATCTCCGGCGTCAACTCCCGCCGAACCGGCGACCAGCCCGCCTTTTTCGCTTCCGCGAACAAATGCGCAATCGTCACCGACGCGCCCGAACCCGTCGCCTTGATACTACGCCACGTCGAACGCACGCCCGCCTTGTCGTAGTTGTGACTGTTCTGGCTCCACTCATCAAACAGCGAAAACCCGTCGTCACCCAGCTCCGACTTCAACGCCATGCCAACTTTCGCCCACTCACCCCGCGCCAGGCCGGAATCGATCACAGCCAGTGCAGAGCGAATGTCATCGAGCGAGGGCGGCGGTAGCGCGCTCATGATCGACACTCGCAAGCTTCGCCGGGCGAGCAAATAAAATCCGGCGGCGGATCACCCTCAAAACGCTCAACGCGCTGCACGATATCCCCGCGTTCCAGCCAGTCCGCCACAGTAATCCGGATCTGATCGCGCAGCGCAGGGCTGTCCCACGGGTCAACGCCTGGCACGCCCACATAGCAGCCCTTCGGTTCCACATACAGGGCCGCCACCGTCCGGCACTCCACCGGGCGCATAACACTTCGGTCAACCGGACTGCCCGCGGCGGTCCGGTCTGTGGCTTCGTCTTGCATTTGTAGCGCCGTGGTCATCCGGTTACCTCAAACGTTAGCCGTCGCTGTCATTGCCGACAAGGCTTGCGATGTATTTGGAAGCGAGGCGGTGCCCTTCATCGCAACCGGCGTAATAGGCATCAGCTTGAGGCGTTCCCATTGCGTATTGCTTTTTGCCGAAGGTTTGATTTGTTTCGCGCAGCCGGTACTTCAGAATTTCGAGCACACCGTGGCGGTACTCATCACTGCGCGGATCGCGAGGTATCGCAAACGCGGAATCGAAAATTTCTTGAGCCTTGCTCATCTGGCGCTCCTGCTATGTCGTCGTTCGACGGCTAACTATGTGCTCAAGCGGACTGCCCGGACGGGCTTCCGCTGTTCTGATCTGTGGTCGGCGGGCAGCCGCTTAGCACGGCGTTAGCCGCCATGAATCACACGCCCTACAGGCTTGAGTCCATAGAGCTGTTTTGCCGTTGCCGCCTTCACTGCCCGGTCATGGCACAGAATCTTGTTGTGCATCAGCTTCACCAGGGCAGAAACCCGTCCATGCGCCGCACTTCCGAGTGCGTTATCGCTATCCTCAGCCAAATTAAGCAAATGTTCGGTTGCCTCTCCCATCAGTTCAAAAGCCTGGTTTATTTGCTGGGTGGCGGTCTCCCATCGCGTAATTGCTCGCTCCATTTTTGTGAGCACCCATTCCAGCTCTGCCGCCTGGTGCCGCACTTCATCATCCTCGCGGGCTTCTGCCGGGCCAATGCCTTGTTGCATCAAGTCTGCACGTTCCATAAGTACCTCCAGCAGCGGCTAACAAATCAATCAACTCGGACAGGCATTCCGCTGCGCTCCATGCCTGCCGGTTATTTCAGTCGTTATGACTCACAGCAGGCATTCCCGCCGCGTGTCGGTTGCCTCGCATCCGTTGATGTCGGTCACCAGTGCGCGCCCGTCGATCAGCAAGGTGTTGGCGCGCAGCAACGCAGTCAGATACTTGTCGCCGTCCGTCTCGCTCAGTGCGCCGATGGCCTGCGCCTGCTCGATACGCTCGGCCAGCGCAACGATCTGATTTGATGCAAACGCCGCCGTCGTCGCAAAAGTTCCACATGCCGATAAAGAGCAGACGAGCATCCCGCGAGCATTCGACGATCTGCTCACTTGTCCAAAATTCGGGTTTCGTTGTGCGAATTCTGGCCATAGCTCAAATACTCCTCAGCCCGTCTTTGTGCATCGCCACGGCCTGCCGGAGTTCGGTCAGCATCAAAATTGCTTCGTCGATCTCTTTCGCGCAATCGCCCTTCTCTCGCATGTGAATTGCTCCTGAACTTAAACGTTTTATTGTTCGGTTTTTGGTCTACCGTGCGCAGATCAGGCTGCGTTGCTACCAGCATCGGTTGTACTGGATACGATCTCGTAAATTTCGCCAACGCTTTTTTCATAGAGGCGGGCAAGGGACTTCACTGTGTCTGGGGATGGAAAGTGCTCGCCGCGCTCGATCCTGGACAGGTTTGAGCTGGCGATGCCGACGAGTTTTGATGCCTGATCGAGGGTTAAATCCCTGTCAGTTCTGAGGATGCGTAGCGTTGACATGAAAACCTCCAAAGTGTCTTTCTATAGTTTTTGCGTCTAACGCAATTTTGTCAATATTATTTTTGCGTTTCACGCTTTGCTTGCAGCGCAAACAGCGCAGAAAATCAGATGATGGAAACGAAATTCAAAAACATCGGGCAAGCTGTTCGCGCCTTGCGAAAGCAACGGCAGCTAACACTTCAGCAGCTTGCCAACCCCATCCTTAAAAATATTTTTGCCTTAGACGCAAATTCAGCTTGCAATTGCGTTATTCGCAATTTATATTTGTTTGCGTTAGACGCAATTTAATAAGGAGCAAGCCATGCCAACCCAGGAAATGAACACTGCAACCGATCACACCCGATTCATCGATGCAAAGGCCAGTCAGTACGACGCAGGCAAAAGCCTGGTGATCTACATCAACCAAAGCGGGATTCCGGTCGAGGTGTACACCTACCTGCCGGACGAAGTGGAAGCCGCTTTCCGTGCGCTTGGTTTTCGAACGTACCACGTTCCAAGAACCATGCGTGAACAGGCGATTTGAATGAAGGCGCGCATGTTCCGCCAGATCCGGGCGATACGCCGATACGCGAAAGCGATTGGCATGGAGACGGAAGCGGCGGCCATGCGTTGGGTAGAACTAGGCCTGGCATCACGCTGGGCAGAACAAAACTGAAAGCTGGGGAATCCATGAATCTTGAGCAAGCACTTTTCACATTCGCAGGCGTTTCATTCTGCGCCGTGATGATCCTGTCGCTGATCGTGTCGCTGATCCTGGAGCGCGCAGAACGCAAGCACGCACGCAAAATGCAGCACCCGATGTTTAAGCAATCCAACGATTGGGAGGATCTGCAATGAGAGTTATCAACGGGAAAATCCCGGTCCTGATGCCGCAAAGTGTTGATCTGGTGAAGCTGCGCGAAATGGCCGAATCAGTGGGCTGCATTCTGAAGCACGACGAAGCCGCCGGCATGGTGGCCATGATTCCGCGCAATGAATGCGTGCGCCCTGTTGAAGACATGACGCCGCGCGTTGTGAGCATCGCCAGCTTCCAGCGCAAGCAATGCCCTAAGTCGTTCCTGGGCAAGTTCCGTCGCTTCACGATGCCGGATCACGATCCGGACGGGCCGGAGGCAGCGTAATGCGCCACGGAATTGAGCGAGTACAGAACCGAATCAGCGGCTTGGAAAAATGGCTGCCGGAAATGAACCCTGAAGACAGGTCTCGCACTGAGGCCTTAATCAGACACCTGAAAATGACACGGAATGGACTGATTAATGAAGCGTCCGAGACATTACGCGGCAGAGATTATTGCCATGCCGACAGCCGCTGAACGGAAGGCGGCGCTCGAAAAAGTCCCAGAGCTGTGCCGGGACATAACCAAAACGCACGTGATCAACCATTTCGCGATGCGGAAATTTTCAAAACTTAGGGGATAGCAATGCACGTATTCAGACAATGGCCCGAGATGCGCGACGACGCACTCATCCTGGACACCGAAACCACCGGCCTTTCCGAACTCGCCGAAATCGTCGAGCTGAGTATTATCAGCGGACGCGGCTCCGTGCTGTTTAACTCGCTGATCAAGCCGATCAATCAGATCCCCGCAGCGGTCACAGCCATTCACGGCATCACCAA